GATGAGTGTCAGAACTTGAATTTTCACGAATTAGATAGTATAATTACTAGAGTTGGTGAAAACTGTAAGATCCATTTCTGTGGTGACGCATCACAGTCTGACCTTATCAAAACCAATGAACGAAACGGTATTCTAGATTTTATGAAAATTATTCAAGCGATGCCTGAATTTGAAAGCGTCGAATTTGGCGTTGAAGATATCGTAAGATCTGGACTTGTCAAGAGTTACATTCTCAATAAACTTGCATTAGGTCTTTGATGTTTCAGCACATTGGTATTGAGTTTCCCGCACTCAAGCGGGAAACAATTGATGGAGTTCGATATTATACAGTGGAAAGTAGACCGATGGTATCTATTACCTCGGTCACTTCCCATTATAATAAAGAAATTTTTGTCAAGTGGCGAGCGAAAGTTGGTGAAGAAGAAGCAAATCGTATTTCTAAACGTTCAACGTCACGCGGAACAAAAACTCACGAACTTATTGAAAACTTTCTTTGGAATAAGGATGTTCCAGACACAGATCCTTTGCCAAGGATGTTATTTACTCAAGCGAAAAAAGCTTTGGGTAATATAAATAATATTTATGCTCTTGAAAAATCTATGTACAGTAAAGAGCTAGGTGTTGCTGGTACTGTAGATTGTATTGCTGAGTACACTGGAGAAAGTGGCGTACCAGAACTTGCAATTATTGACTTCAAAACTGCAGAGAAACCAAAACCAAAGCAATGGATTGAGAATTATTTTGTACAGGCAGCAGCGTATGCTTGTATGTTCTATGAACTTACCGACATTCCAGTAAAAAAACTTGTCATCATTATGACTTGTGAAAATGGAGAAGTCAAAGTTTATGAAGAGTACGATAAGAAACAGTACATGGAAAAACTAGTTACATACATTCAAAAATTTGTTGAGGACAAACTAAATGACTACAAAAAGTGAAATCAAATCAATTTTAAAAAGCAAATTCTTATGTCAAGATAAATTTACTAATGACATAGAAAATATTGTCAAAGATAACTCTGGTATGAATTATATCGAAGCGATTTGCTTCTATTGTGAGCAGAATAGTATTGAAATTGAATCAATTGTAAAACTAATTTCAAAACCACTGAAAGAAAAACTCAAGTGGAATGCAACCAATCTAAATTATCTAAAGAGAACTTCTAAAGCTAAATTTTTTATTTCATAAATCATATAAGTTGTTCGAAATTGATATGGATTACTTTAATAGACATAAACAATTTACACAATATTCTCGTGCAAATTTTGTAAATAAAAAAACTACATCAGATAAACCGACGTTTAGAACTTTGAATATACATGCTCACAATGGATGCAACTTGGCATGTAGAGGATGTAATCATAATAGTAACGTTCTTTCCCCTGGTAGCGGTATTAATGTTGATCAAATGATTTCTGATATGGAAAAAATTCTACCAAGAATTCATATTTGGAGTCATATAAGTCTTCTTGGAGGGGAACCTTTATTAGAACCGAGGTGCAATGAGTTATTAACTAAACTAGAAAGCCTTGTTAGATGCAGGGTTAAACTTTTTTCCAATGGGATTTTACTTTATAAAAATAAAGAATGGATAGTAGATCATATGAAGCGTAAAACTATTCTTCGGATTAGTTTGCATATAAAACCTACTACGGGGGAAGGTAAATTAGTATATAAAAATGTTCATGACTTTATTGAATATGCAAAAAATAAAGTTGATTTAGAGAATACCCTTGAAGTTAGTGAGCCTTGGAACGAAAAATGGTTTGATGCATTAAAATATCAAGAAGGAAAATACTATCCTTGGGAGGATAATGATATTCAAAAAAGTTGGGCTCGCTGCACTGCCCCACAACTTCAAATTTATAGAGGATTTTTGTGGAAATGTGCTAATATTGCATATTTAAAAGAAACTTTATCCGCAACAAATCAATTAGAGGATAATATTTGGCAAAAGTATTTGCAATACAATCCAGTTCCTACTGATGCTCCAATTGAAGATATTTACAAATTAGCAGAAAGTCAAAATAAAGAAAGTTATATTTGTAATATGTGTCCAGCAAATCCAAAATACTTTTATGCAAATAAACAATTAGATGTAAAGAAAAAAGTTGTTCCTCAGTTTTATGAACCCGTTTGATACTTATAAACAGTATCTTGCATTTAAACAGCATTTTACAAGGAAAAATTATGATTATTTTAGATATGCTGGCAAGTCTAGAGCAAGTCTGAACTCATTCTACAAAAGAAAAGACAGGTACTTCTTTGAAAAGATGTCAAGGAAGTATAATGACGATGAAATCAAATCATTTTTCATTGCTAATTTTGTAGCATGTGACAATCCAGATGCCTTATGGATTGGGGAGATCATTCGATCTGGTGAAAGTGTTTATTCCTCTTGGCAGGGAAGGCAGCAAAGTTTGTTCTATCAGTTCAAGCAACAAACAGACGACATGTTGCTTGAATACAACTTGGAGCAGTTATTTGATGCTTCAAGGCAACATCCACCAGTTCTAAAGATATTCTTGAGCGGGAATATTAGTATAGAAACTCTTACCATTTACGATAAAATTTTCCTGCTCGGGAATAATTTAGATAAGAAATTGACTGATCCAATTTGGGAAGCGATCAGTCTAAAATTGAAGAAGTATGCACCATTTCTAAATATTGATACCCGCAAATATAAAGAATATTTACGGGAACGACTATCGGAGAAGACACATGGGTAAGTTTTTTCAGTCTGAGATTATCCGTGAAGAGATGGAAGACATCTTTAGAATTCAAAAAGAATTATACGAAGTTATCATTCAGTTCAGTTCATTTAGCGACAAAGAAAAGAACGAACACATTGAAAAACTAAAGACACTTCTAGATAAGCAAGAAGTTATGTGGACAAGACTATCATTATCCGATGATCCAGAAGCACTGGAGATGAAAGAGAAGATCAAAATTACCTCAGCAGCAATGGGTTTCAAAGATGTTGACATGTCAATCATCTTCAATAATATGAGAAAAACTTTAGAAGGATTGCAAACGAGGATAAAGTGAGTGTACGGATTGTAAAATGGTTCAGTGCTATTACAATTCTAGTTGCCATGGTATTTCATGTCTTAGGATTGACACCATGGAATAGTCTACTACAATTGATTGGTGCATCTGGTTGGACTTACGTTGGGGTAAAGTGGCGTGAGCGTGCTATCATAATGAATTTTCTACCACAATTTTTTATTATTATTCCAGGTCTCATTTACATGTCACTAAAATGAACTTTGTATTGCTTCGTTATATTGGAAGTATATCTGCTCTTATTGGATATCTTTTTCTTTTGAATATTGACATGCAAACTGGTATTATTATTAGAATATTTGGAAATCTTCTTCCTATTCCCTGGGCGATCAAGTATAAAGTCTGGGATTTTTTGGTGCTGATCATTTTCTTTTTGTCAGTAGAAATACACAAACTGATTGCTTTGACATCAAAATGAAGTTGACAGTCCCTAAATATCGTGTTATGATGTGACAGGTGATTTCAATCCACCCAATCCAACAAATACAAAAATCCCATGTCTTTCGCAGATCTAAAGAAACAGTCTCGCCTTGGCAGTTTGACTTCTAAACTGACAATTGAGATCGAAAAAATGAATAAGAGCACCACTGGTGGTGCTGATGATCGTGTATGGAAACCAGAAGTAGATAAGGCAGGTAACGGTTATGCAGTGATCCGTTTTCTACCTGCACCACAAGGTGAAGAATTACCTTGGGCAAAAGTGTGGTCACATGCTTTCCAAGGTCCAGGAGGTTGGTATATTGAGAACAGTCTTACCACACTTGGTGGTAAAGATCCTGTTTCAGAGTACAATCGCATTCTCTGGAACAGTGGTAGTGAAGCAGATAAAGAGCAAGCACGTAAGCAGAAGCGTAAACTGACTTATGTTAGCAACATCTATGTTGTAAAAGATCCTGCTAATCCTCAAAACGAAGGTAAAGTCTTTCTGTTCAAGTTTGGTAAGAAGATCTTTGATAAGATCACTGCTGCCATGCAACCTGAGTATGAAGATGAACAAGCAATTGATCCGTTTGATTTCTGGCAAGGTGCAAACTTCAAGATGAAGATCAAGAACGTTGCTGGATATCGTAACTACGACAGTTCTGAGTTTGCAAAACCTGAACCGCTTCTGGATGATGATGATGCCATGGAAGCAATCTGGAAGAAGCAGTATTCTCTTGAAGAGTTTACTCGTCCTGATCAGTTCAAGTCTTACGAAGAACTGGAGAAGCGTATGAACAGTGTTCTAAATCCTAACGCTTCTAGTCGTCGTGTTGATCCTGATACGTTCGATGAAGAAGAGGAAGTTGTGATGAAGTCTCGCCAACAGATGAAGGAAGAAGAGCGTGTTGTCAAGTCATCTCCTGCTCCTGTAGCAGATGATGACGAAGATGATACCTTGTCATACTTTCAGCGACTTGCTGAAGAGTGATTTCAAAATCGACTTTTGTTTTCAAAAAAAGCGGACAAAAAATTCCGCCAAAAAATTGCCAAATAGGTTTTTTGGGAGTTAGCGTGGGGATAAAATCCTCAAGTTAGCTCCCTTTTTTGTACGATTATCAATATACTGAGAACTATCGGTGTAAGTCATAATTTCACGCATATCATCAATTACGGTTTGGAGATAATTTTGTCTCAAAACATAAATCGTGCGTTTTTCATCATTTTTCAAAACTTCGTAATCGTAGTTAGTGACTGAAGTTACAATACTTGCTCCAGAAAGCACTTCATATGTGCCAAAGTTAGAATACTTGAATTGGAAGTTTGCATCAACAACTAATCCTGCTTGTAAAAGCAGATTTCGCTCACTATCTCGGACTTCTTTGGTTTCGTAGTGGTGGATTTCTTGTAATAGTTCGCTTCCATACTTATTCATCAAATAATTGGTAAAATCTGTCTGTGACATTGGCCATTCTTCTCTAACATTGATAATATTGTTAGAAATTAGAATAATCCAGTCTAACTGTGAACTACCATATAATATTTCTGCTACATTGTCTGGACGATTATCACCAACAATAGCATATTGATCAAATACTACTGCATTTTGAAAGAAATCATCTCTAATTTTGGCACGTTTGAAAAGATTTTTTACACGAACATAATCGTAACTGGAATTACGATTATCTGAGAAGGATGGCAGTAGTAAATCTGGAAATAAGTCGAAATATGCCATTTTAGAAACCTATATCGTCGTATCTAAATTGTCCAAATTCAGGAACTTGACTAGATGGTCCAAAAGCATCAAAAAGGCTAGCATCAATCTTACGGGGATCATCTGGAGTAAGATAATCTTGTGCAAAAATAGGTGTTAATTCAGTAAATGATAATGTCATATTTGTCCTAACTGGCATTGAAGTTACCTCTGGATCATCATACGACTGATATACACCCTCAGGGGTGAAATTTAATTCACATGCAGTCAATGCACAAATTTTGAACCTATTTAGACCATCTATAATATTATTACCATTGCCTCGATATGAAATTCTAAAAACATTTGGCGATGCAAGAAAAATCGTATTAGTTTCTATTCTTTTTGCTGCCATTCCCTGCCTAAAAAACCTTATTACACGTCTTGCTGCTTGAGCATCATTTATTCCAGTTGGAGCAAATTCAAAGGTAAATGAGAATGATCTTAGTTTTGGTCCATTGAATAATAATTCAAGGTTTGGATTGATCGTTGTTCCTGTTCCTCTTGCAATGAATTGTGCAGGATCTACATTGATACCAAACTTCCCAAGACCATATTGTGCAATGAATGATGATAATAATAATGCAGCAGGTGTATTTCCACCAAATGATCCATTACTTATTTTTGAAAGAAAATCTGCGGTTCCAGTTCCTAGATCTACAAGAGCACCGCCGATATTTCCCTGGTTTATTGCTTTATTTACCGTTCCCAAGGCTCCAAAAAATGCAGCAGCTTCTACTGGATTAGCACGATCTTCGCCCCAAGATACGCCATTAGAAATAGCTAATTGATTTGGGATTGGCAGTTTTACAAGTCCAATAAATTGTTTTCTATTAGAATTCCTTGTTAGACCTCCAGTGATTAAATTAAATGGTGAAGACTGTCCGCTACCACCAAGAGGAAAAAGGCTTTCTTGTGGTGCTCTATATTGGAATTGTTCTATAAGAACATGATCCTGTGTATCAGCATACGATGCATCTACTGGATACGATATAATTAATGGTCCAGGGCTTTCAGGAGGTAGTAGTGATTTTATTGTTTTTTTAGCATTATTTTCAAATTCTTCATTAAGATTTTGTATTAATCCATCAAGGTTTATAGGTTCTACTGCCTCGGGAGGTTGCCAATCGGGCGGTAGGATTACAGGTTGGGGATTATCTGGATCTTTCTGTGTTGGTGTTGTATTCCAAGATGTATTTTGCCCCGATTTATTGGCAGCATTTGTTCCCAAATCAAGTCTACCTTGAGATTTCATTTGCCCCTTTAATTCCGAAATACTAGCAAAAAGTGCTGTTTGAAATTGTGGAGTTTGTCTTAATCTATCAAAGTCAGATTTTCCTGGCTGAGTATATTCCCAGGGAAAATTTCCCCAGTTAATTGAAGTTGGTCTTAAAAAATCATTGTTTGCAAGATCTATACTATACCATCCATTATATGTCTTATCTCCTACGATTGTAAAAGTGAATGATCTATAAACGGCTCCTCCTTTTAGAGCTGGATTTGCTCTATTCTTCTTTGCTGCCATCAGAGTACACTCCTAGGATTGACTGAAACTTCTGCACCACGAAAACTTCTAACAAACTTTTCCGCAGACAATAGTGATGCAGATTGCCATTCTTCCATTGCTATATCTATGAAGTTACTTTCTACTTCTGATTTCAAGTATTTATGGAACCCAGTGCTGCCAAATAAAAATTCTTCCCAATTTTGTATCCCACTTTCCTGTGCTTCTTGGAGCATATTGATAACACCCATTCTTTGCTTTGCAGGATAATAATGTAAGTTCATTCCATAAAAAACTTCATTCTGATTGAGTACAATAAAGCATAGTGGATTTTTGTCATAAAATCTCTTTTCTGCAGTTACTGCCCTATAACGAAACAATACTAAATGCCCGACTTCTGGGATGCTTGTAATTTTTGATTTGGGAAATCGTGATTTATACTCCAAGATCGTGCTCCGTTAGTATCTTGAACTCCCATTTTCTATCATTACAATATTCTTTTGCTGCTTCCCATTTTGCCATATT